TGGCACCGGCAGAGAGGTCTACCGCACGGTCAAGGGTGAGCGTGACACCGTCAACGGCCTTCACGCGTCCGCTGGCTGAAACCCCGGCGTAGTTGTCCCAGTACACATAAACCACGTCGTTTGGACGCAAGGCGAAGCCCTCAAGGGACATCTCCCAGGTGAGCACCTTGGTCTGGTTCAGTTCGGTCTCAATGGCCCACTTGCCGTGACGGATCGCCTGCCCTGGTGTCGTGGCACCGATGGCGAACACGTCCGCGCTGACCTCACCGTAGAAGTCAAGATCCGCCTCCGAGCCGTACACCACCTCCGTCTGCTGCTGGTAGCGGTTCGTGCGGTCGTTGTACGTGACGTTGAAGACCGTGTGACGCTCTGACAGCTTCGAGGACTTCTCAACGAACTTGCCGTTGATGATGTTCGCCTTGGTGATGATCGCCTTAGGGTCTGCTGGACGGTCTTGAACAACGTCAATGAGTCCGTTCCAGTAGATGAGCTTGGCTCGCATCGAGCTGGCGATGAGGTCAAGCACCTTGAGCGCGTCGTCACGCTGGTTGAGCACCGCGTTGAACGTGAAGCGTGGCTCTTCGCCGTCCTGTCCATCAGGCACAAGCTCGTCGCAGTACACGGCAGCCGAGTAGAACGAGAACTTGTTGACGGTGGCTTCCGTGACGATGCTGTTCTTGCCAAGACCGTACTCAGCGTTCGTCAACAGGTCATAGAGGCACCACGCTGGGTTGTCCGTCCATGCGTACTTGAAGGTACCGTTCCAGAGGCCGGTGTACTCGCGTGTCTCTGGGTTGTAGTTCGTTGGCACCTTGACCAACAGGCCCTTTGTGAGCACGCTGATGGTTGGTGTCCCCTGACTGAAGCTCTGTGAGTCAGCAATGAACGCCAAGTAGGCGGTCATCGGATAGGTAACCTTGACCTCTTGGATCTCCGTGAACGAAGCAACCTGGGTCGCGTTCAGATAGTTCTGAGTTGTTGGATCACCCGTAAGGCGTCGGAAGCGAACATCCCAGTTACCCACGCCTAGCGCACGCGGTACGCGGATCGCCTTCTGGTACGCAGAGTTCTGCTTGCCGCTGACTGCCACGACAGCTGCGGTTTCCCACGTGCTAGATGAAGTGAGCTTGGTGTCGAAAGCCAGCTCAACAGTCGTACCTGTTCGGTCCGCAGTCTCACTCATGTAGCTGAGGCCTTGCGGAAAGTTGATCTTGACGTTGATGGCGTCTACGGCACTTCCCAGGGTTCGCACCACAGGAGACGCGCTTGTGAGGGGTACTCCGACAGATGTTTCGCTAGTGACGCCATCGAACCCAGGGATGTACGGCTGCTCTGGCAAGCCGACGCGGTACGCCCAGGCAGCCTTTGGGTAGTTGTATTCGCCGGACTGGTTCCGAAGAGGTGTGTCATTGACGTAGATGCCCTCAGCGCCACCACAAATGCCAGCGATCTGGCCGTGGCTGATAACGCCTAGAACCTTGAAAACCGCCGCACTGCGCAGTGTGTTTGCCGCCTCGTTGCCGCCACCACCGCCACCGCCCTTCTTTGCACCCCTGATCTTTGGTGCGTTCTGATCAACCTTAGCCATCGTCTCCCCTTACGTCTGCCACGGTGTGCGTGGGACGTCTTCTTGTTCGTAATCACCGTCAATGTCTGGGACGTCGATCTCCGTTGTGTCGTATGGGATGTCCTCGACAGCGACCTCTGAAGTGATCAACGTGATGCCTGTTTCGTGGATGCCGTACACGAGCGGGACGGGCCCGCCTGGATCCATGGTTGTCAGCGAGCCCGTGAAGACAAAGCTAGGGTTTGTGACAGCAGGCTTACCAGCCGTACCTGACTGGGTGGGGCTCAAGGCCTTGATGACGGTGCTAAAGATGTAGCTGATGGCAATGTTCACCGCGATGGTGTAGATCGCCGTTGCCACAGCTACGCTTGCGCCCATGCTCACGAGGAAGCTCACCGTTGCGGCCTCCAATCCGGCACCTTGCGTGTCCGCGCTGATGACCACCACCTCGGCCTCTCCAAAGGAGAAGTCGAACTCTTCTTGAGTGATCGGTGTGGCCTTGCTGAACTGCTTATCAGTCAGCACCACCGCCATGGGGTGTTCCGCGAAGAACTGCTGCGCTCCTGGCACGATCTCGACCAGCGCGGCAAACAGCATGGCTGGCTTGTCTACGTCCAGTTCAAGGGACTTCTGACCGAAGCTCTCAGCCAGTGCCCCTGGTAGGTAAATCTCCCTCAACATCCCACGTACCTCACAACCTTTCGAATCTGCTGGAGGTATTTACCGAGGTCGTCATGCCCGGACAGGCCGAAGGCAAGGTGATGCAGGATCTGGTTCGGACCAGTGATCACGCCTGCATGGTTGATCCAGTTCGCGCCGTACTGCATGAGCACCACGTCACCGACCTTGGCTTGGGCCATGTCGATCTCTACGAAGCCTGCCTTGACGAAGTTCTTGTTGTAGAGATCCGCATCGGTCTTCCACCAACGCCAGCCACGGGCGAAGTTCTTGAGGGTGATGCCCCGTTCGAGCTTGAACCAGTCACGGACGATGGAGTAGCAGTCATGGACGCCATGCACGAACTCACGGCCTACAAGGGGTGGCACCTCGTTCTCATCGAGCCAGACCAGCGGACTGATGCCTTCGCCCTCTGTGGCCACGATGCCCCAGGGGATCGAACCAGCAAGCCATGAGGTCATGTCCGCTGTGGTGGGCCACTGTGGCGGGGCCGTCTGCCTGCGGTTCAGGGCGTATGGGTGCGAGTGCAAAAGGCACTCAGGCTCACCAAGGCGCTTGATCTCTAGGGCGTCTACTTCGAAGGTCTGACAAGGGTTCTCGGCTGTGTTGACGAGCGGCTTGTACTCACCGGCCACCACGACGCCAACGGCCTCCTTCGGGTACTCGGCCAGGACGTGCTGCTTGAAGGCTTCAAGGCAGGATGCGCTGAGCTTCATCAGCCGATCCTTGTGCGGCCTACGCCTGGATACTTGTCTTTGAGAATCTGCTTGGCTGGAAGCTTGACGCCCATGCGAGCCAGCGGGCTAGACAAGGTCCACTGGATGATGGTGTCATCCAAGTAGCTCATCTGCTCAATGGTGTAGACCTCAGGCCCGATGAACTTGTCCGGGCTTGGGTCCGAACCGTGATCAAGGTACTTCTCAAAGGTGCGGATGCGGGTGACGATGGCCCCGACAAGATCCCCCTTGTTGAGCACTGCGTTCAGCAAGAGCTTGTTGACGTTGCTGAGGGAGAAAGTCGGGGTTGGCTGTGGGCCGGAAGACGAGAAGTCCCACCCTTCGGTCTGCACGGGCACTGTCATGTACGGGATGCCGCCAAACGAGATTGGTGCACCGTCCGGCAGCATGTGGTTCACGAAGTAGTACTTGACGTCACCAAGGGCCGTGGCATCCAGCGTGTACAGGGTGACGAGGCCACCGCTCTCGCCGTCCAGTTGAACGAGGTCTGCGCTCATGGCACCTCCCTCAGCGAGAACGACAGCGTTGTGTGGGTGCCAGATGAAAAGCTCATCTGGTACGTGCCGTCAACGACCTTCCACTTCTTGGACAGCCATGTGAGGTAGTCCCAACCACCAACGGCGTCCAGGGCGTTCGTGACGTCGTCACGTTCATCGGCTGTCAGGTTCTCGTAAACGAGATCCCAGGCCGTTTCCTTGGTGTTGATGCCGTCTGGCACCTCTTGGCTGTACCCGTCGCCAAACTTGGCGCTCAGTGTTCTGTGCTTGACGCTTGAACTCGACTGCTGCGAGATCAGGTCTGTGTGCGGCAGCGCTTGTGGCATGTCCCCTCCAACTCATAGGAGACCTATTTATTGGAGGGGTGCAGGGTCAGGCGGCCAGCATGCCCCTCGGGCTGAGCTGCTTCTGCAGGGCCATCATGATTCGACCGTCCACGAACTGTTTCTGCAGTTCAACGGAGACTTCCTGGGCCGTCGCCTTCGGATCGCTGGAACCTTGAACTGTGATGTAGATGCCACCGACGCTCACCGATGCGCCACCAGACGCGACGGGTGTAGCTCCCCTGTTCATGGCTTCCAGCATCGAGCGGTTGCGTGCTGTAGCTGCTGCGTTCACCACGAACTCTTGACCGTGGACCACGCCAGCGACATCACCACGGCCACCATTGCCCGTGTACCCGCCACTTGAGAAGCCGAAGTACGCACGTGCCGCCGTGAACAGGGTGCCCATGGCTCCGCTGGTGGATGACCCGCCAGACGAACCACCGTTGAAGCTGGTCATGGACTCCATGAGCGGCTTGATGATGTTCAGTTGAACGTACAACTGCGCCATCTGCGTCAACAAGGTGCGGAAGAAGTTCTTGGCGTTGAACTCACCACCGATGAACGGGGCTGTCAGCGCCTGTGTGAGCCCGTCACCGAGCGAGGTGATGACGCTTGACACGCCTTCAGCGAGGGTCGGCAGGCTGTCAAGGTACGACAGCACGCCACGTTGAACGCCCTCACCGATGCTGTTTTCCGCCGCAGTCTTCTCGTCGTTGAACGTCTTGATGCTGGCAAGGGCCTCAGCTCGTGCCGTCCGCAGCTTGGCGATGGTGTCTTCAAGCGCCTTGCGGCCTGCGTCCGTCAGCTTAGGGTCTGCAAGATCCTTGGTGTACGTGGCAATCTGGGCGTCAATGCTGCCCGTGGCCTCGCGCTCACGCTCCTTACCCTCACGTTGGGCGCGTGGCAAGAACCGATCACCGAACGCCTGTTGCTGCTTCGTGATGTACTCGTTGGTCTTGGCAAGCAGATCGTTGACCGTCTTGGATTGCTCCTTCTTGGCCTCGTTGATTTCCTTCTCAAGCTTGGCTTGCTTGGTCAGTGCGTCCGTCTGGTCATAGATGGCAAGCACGGCCTGTACACGGGTGTCACGCTCCTGCGCTGTCAGCCCGGTGATGCTCTTGACCAGCTCTTCAGCCTTACGCTGAAGCTGCGCGCGTTCCACGTCGATACCCTGGGCCTTCGCCAGTGCATCCGTCTGCTTTTGGTATAGGTCTACAAGCTGCTCAAGGGACCGTGCGCTCTGGTCAGCGCCCTTGCTGCCCTTGTCGCTGGTGAGCTTGGAGAAGTCAGGACTGAGGGCCTTCTTGGTTTCTGCGCCTGTCTTCTTGGCCTTGGCTTCCAGTTCGGAAAGCGCCTTGTTCACACGGTCACTGAACATCGGCTTGGCCCAGATGTCAGCAAGATCCTTGTTAACCTGGCTGTTGATGTTCTTGATGGCTTCCCAGCGTTGCGACCACGACATTCCGGAATCGAAGGCCGTTGCCACCATGGCGGCCAGCGCACCAACGGATGTGCCGATGGACTCGAAGGCACGGATCACGTACTGCGCACCGTCAACCACCTTGGCCAGGACTCGGGCTGCACCCGTGGCAAAGGACGCGATACCATCATTCTTGGCAAGATCGGACGCCGCGGTGTCCAGACCAAGCATCTCCTTGAGGGTGTCGTTGAACGCCATGCTCAGGGCACTCATGGCCGGGGCGGACTGCGCCACCGCGATCATGGTGAGCGTCTTCAGTTCAACACCCAGGCGCTGCTGCATCTTGGCGTACTCGTCCGCCATTTCGATCTGCTGCTGGGTGAGCGTGATCTGACGTCCACCGGCCTCTGCGAGGTCGTTGAAGAACGGCATAAGCTCAGCACCGGACTTGCCGAAGATCTGCATGGCAACCGCTGTCTTGCCTGCACCATCAGCGAAGCCGTCAAGCTGCTTGGCAACCAGCTCCATTTGCTCTTCTGGCTTGAGCTTCTTGAAGGTGTCCAGTTCGATTCCGATGGCACCAAGCCCACGTGCCACGTTCGCGGACTCATCGTCCGTCTTGGCAAGGTTCAAGGCCACCTTCTGCATGGCCGAGGCAACCGTTTGAAGGCTCACACCGCTCATTTGTGCAGCGGGTGCCAGTGACGCGATGCCCTCAGCGCTTGCGCCCGTGGTGTCGCTCAGTTCCTTGAAGTCGGAGATGTTCTTAAGGACTTGGTCTGAGATGAACGCCAAGGCACCCAGGGTGCCCAGTGCTGCTGTACCAAGCACGCCAAACGCGGTGCCAAGGTTCTTGGCTGTACCGAGGTTGAGGTTCAACCGTTGGCGTAGGTTCTCGAAGCGGTCTGCCAGATCGGAGATCGGGCCGCCGACTGCTCGCAGGCCGTCAAACGAACCTGCGAGGTCATCGGTCTTCTTTTCCGTTTCCTTGGCCTTCTTGCCAAGGTTGTCCAGTGCTTTTTCAGCCTTGTCAACGCTCGATGTGTCGATGATCAGGCTGAGATCGGCAGTCGTCGTCATGCCTCCCCCTATGCTTGCCGGTACGTCTCCCCAATGAATGCGTTGTCCATGAGGCAGATGGTTTCGATCTCCCATGCGGATAGGTCACGGACGCGACGGCAATAGACGTCGATGGCCTCAAGCTGCAAAGGCTGTGGCCCGTTCATGCCGAACAGGCGCTGGTTTGAAAGGGCAAAGAACACCTGAAGCAGGTATTCGGTGCCTCTGGTTAGCTCGATGCGCTCAAGCTCTCTGAAGCGGCGGGCAAGCTCTTCGTCGGAAGCGCCTGCCTTCTTCATCTGTCTCTTGACGGACTCAAGGGCCTTGGCTTGTGAAGTACCCCTGGAATCCGCCTTACTCAGCCGAACTTCGTTCTTGACGAACTCAATCAGCCGCGACCGTGCTTGGTCGAAAGAAGTGGGTACGCTCTGACGTGTACCCCTCCACTTGCTTCAACACGAACGTCAGTTCAGGGTTTGAAAGCAGTTCAAGGGCTTTGGCTGGGGTGTACGGAACAGGTGTGCCGTCCTCTTCGGTCAGGCCAACCCAACCGGAGATGCACGCCGCCTGAACGTCCGCGAGCGAACGACGCAGGAACTCTGGGTTTTGCTGCTGGCTTGGGTCTTGAAGGACGGTGCGCGCAATGCTGTTCTCGACCTCGGCACGCGCTGCGCAATCTGGGCTCTGAATCGTCAAGACCCAGTCAGTCGGGTTGCCAAGGGCATCGTTCACCGTGAGCGCCTGCGCTACTGGAAGAAGGGATGAAAGCTTCATATCAGGCGCGGGTGATCACGAGAGAGGTTGCTTCGGTAGCGTCAAGGACTGCGGAGTAATCCAGCTCGACCGTCACGCCTGCATCACCACTGGCGACGACGCGACCGTTGGTGAACTTTGCCTTCGGCACAAAGAACGTCAGCGTGTCCGTACCGTCGGTCAAAGTGAACTCAATGGACGAATCCACGTTGTTCACGAAGTTGTTGTAGAGATCAGGTGTCTCGAAGAGGCCGGATACCTGCCCTGTGACTTTCGCATTACCAGTCGTGATGCTTCGCGCACCAGTGCTACCAAGGGTGTTGTTCGGTGTTGCGCTGTTGTCCAGGCTGAGGGTCACACCAGTGAGGTAGCCCACGACTGAACCGCCGACCTTGAAGGTTCCGCCTTCGTGGTAAAGCTTGGTCTTGGCAGCAACGGCTGTTGGCGTACTGTCCACCGACGTGGTGCTGAACGCTGACGTGTCCTTGCCAACGAAGTTGAACGAGGCAGTGACGTAGCTGTCCGCGCCGACTTCAAGGCTCAGGCTGGAAGGCACCATGCCGGTGAAGGTGCGGAACTGGCCGATGTCCGTGTAGCCCTCTTCGAAGGTGTAGGACTTGGGGGTCTTGCCGATCTTGAGTTCATCGGTGGCCCACTCTGCCTGCATGACACCTGACAGGAACTCGTCGTAGTTGTCTGCTGTGAGTTCGACGGCCAGCGTGCCTTGGGCCGAGTAGTTCCCACGGCGTGCGTCAGCAACGTTGCGATCATCGCGGATGGACTCGCTTTGCAGCGTGGATGCGTTCAGGTTGCCGTCGAAGCTCCTGAACTCGATGGCCTGCATCTGTGGGGTTGTTGGCGTGACGCCGAAGGCGGTTTCCTTGATGTACGTGACGCGCTTCTGCGAGCCTTGTGCTTGAGCCATGAGGTCTCCCTGTGTAGTAGTTCGAACCTATTTATCGAACTTCAAACGACGGACGACCACTGCACCAACACCGGAACTTGGTAGAACGCTTCAACACGCCTGCCGACTTCGCGCCAGGACAAGGCGCAGTGCACCGTGGTGCCGCCATCTGTCAGGCGTGCGCCCTTAGGAAAGTGCTGAACGACCAGATCTGCGAGTGCGTTCACGTCTGCAGTGCCAGAGTTCAGCGGCACGAACAGGTCCACCTGATACAGGCCACGAAGCTCCGTGCGACCGTCAACACCGACGCTCAGCACGGATGAGCGTGCCGGGATCAAGGTGGCACGGGTGAACGCCTCACCTGTTACCGCAAGGTTCTGGGTGTTCTCAAGCTGGACTGCTGGCAGGCCCGTGAGGTCTTCAAGGTGCGCGTTCAGCAAGGTTTGGACTGTGCTGATGCTCATTTCTTCAGCCCTGCCTTCTGCGCTGCCACAGCCGCGATGTCATCGTGTTCAAGCATCGTGGTTTCCAGCATCCGGTGAGGCTGGATGTATGGCGTCCCATCGTTGATGTACGAGGCGTAATCCGCGACGTTGTAGATGCTGATGTCCGTGGCCTTCATGTCGAAGCCCCAACTGTTCTGCAGGTGCCCCGTGCGGACAGGTGTACGGGCTTTCACGCGCTCCATGAACTCCATGCCGTACTCTTGTTTGAACTTGCGGAGGCGGGTCTTCAGCCCTGGCAAGACCTTGTCGATGTCAGCCATTACTTGACCTCCAACTTGTACAGAATCGTGGTGTCCGTTGGTCTGACCGTGTCCACGGCCTGCACCATGTACGTCTTGCCTGGGGTGGTCACGTAGTCACCCACCAACGGGTCTTGAGGGATGGCGCTGAGGATCAGGGTCCGCGCTGCCATAGAGGTCTGAGCCATGCCAGACGTGCTGGAGCCGGTTTCGTTGGCGGCTTTGTTGCTCACCATGAAGCCGGTGCATGTCCCAAGCAGCGCCCCATTCCGAAGGACTTGGTACGCCTGTGCATCGAACTCACCGAAGAGTTCGCCCGTAAGCTCAAGCATTTCTGTGCTGAAGGACATGTCAGCTCCTCACCACGTCAAGGTAGGTGATGCCAGTGCTGGACTGCGAGCGCAGCAGCGGTGCCAGGATGACGTCGATCTTGTGCAGTGGGTTCAAGCCATACGGAGACGCGTACTCCAGAGTCTTCTCACCGACACCATCAAGCTTCTTCGTCACCTTTGTGACCAGTGCGTCAGGCTGGCTGTATGGGTCTCCTGGGCCTTGCATGTACGCGGCAAGCTCAACCGTGGCGTGCTGCACCTGAAGCGGGATGTCTTCGCTGCCAAGGCGTGGGAAACACAGTGGTTGCCCGGCGACTGCAGGCC